TCAGCAAGTTTGTCAGCTACTTGTTTAACCGATGCAATACCACCAGAAGGTAATTCATCATCGTCGTCGTCAGCAAACATACCCTCTCGGGCTGTTAGGAAAGTTGCAATACCGCCCGCAGGAATTTGGACAGGTTCTATGTCATCAAAGTCTTCGAACTCGTCGTATTTTAAAGCTGCTTCTGCCATCTTTTGTTATACGCCCTCTCTATAATGTCACAACTATTGAACCGCCAGTGATCACCTGAACAGTTCCTATGCCACCTGTGGCGCTTAACCCCGACGTAGACGGAGAAGATAGTTCGACCCAAGCCGATCCAGTGTAAACCTGCAAAGACCCGACAGTCGTATTCCAGATTACATCTCCCGCCTGAAACTTGAATTCATCAAGTTCTGCAGCCGTAAACTGCGGAGTAGAATCCGGATCAAAAGAGTCTAAACTTATTTCCAGTAAACGTACAGTCCGATTGAACGTTTCTGGGGGCACATTTTCCCCTACAACAAAGGGTAATCGGCCCTGTAAAAGCTTGCTCATCTGCGGCCGTTAGGCTGTAAATCTAACCGGGTAGCGCCCACCCGAAAACCAACTCCTGTTCTCAAAGAAGAGTTAGCATCATCGTCTGATTCAAACCGCAAAGCAGCTTGTCTAGCACGAGCCCGCATATCTATTTTTGTCGTAGAAGCGGTGAAACTAGTTGTCTGGTCCGTGCTCAACGAATCGCCCGGATAATTACGTTGTTTGAGGACTACGTTAATTTGTTGGCTGTTGTTGCTGCCGGTGAACTTTACATCGGGAATCATGCGTCTGATAAACTGGAATTGTTCTCCGTCGCCAATGTCAAAGTCGGCAGACTCAATGTACACGTTGTTCATAGGGGACCCGTCGTTATCGTTCCCCGTCTCGTGTTGGTACAGATAAGGGGTAGAACTGTCTTTACCCGCAGCCCGTGGAAAAGCAACAATGCCTTCGTCTAGCCACGCGGTGCGTTCTAACAACCCAATTGCCCAGGATTGCTCCACGTAGTTGTAAGTGACGTAACGATCTGGAGTGGTACAGCCAGTACCACAATAAAACCAACCGACTTCGTTAAATTGTTTATTCAAAAACCCAAAAAATTGATAGGCTTGACCCTCTTCCATGTTGTCAAACACGTAAGAGTGAACACTGCACGGCACCGGACTAACTGCCCCGGTGTAAGTGTAAAACCCTTTTTTGTCCATCCAAAACACCCCGGCGGGCGTGTTAACCATTGCGTTGGGGCCGATTAAACTGACGCCTTCGTTAATCAGGTTCAAGCCAAACGTAAGCGGAGGACCCACAAACTGTAAACTATAAAGAGCTACATCTGTCCAGATTAACGTTTCCTGACGTGCTCGAATTCCTCCAATAATTTCGGAACCCGCAGAACACCGCAATGAACCCGCAGTATTATCAGATCGTGGCTCCCATTCTGCCGGGTTTTCTTGATCAGAAAAGGCAACTAACAAGGGGTCGATTGAACCGGACCGAGAACTGCCACTAATGGGATCTGCTCCCAACACGATAACGTGTCGATCCACGTCTGATACCAAAACTTGTAAGCCTTTAGTAGGAGCAAAGTTTGCACCCGTCAATGCAGTCAAAGCCACTGCACGGTCTGTGCCCAAGGTATTTGCACTGCTGTCGTAGTAAAATACTCCACCAGCACGAACACAGGCCAACAGGTCTTCGCCAAAACTATCCAGTGACCACAAACGCAACTGGTTCAGGTTACTTAATGAACTGGTAGAGCCCCACGTACCGCCGCCCCACGTACCTGCGCCAAACCCTGTGCCGTCTACGAATACATCGAGGCCAACATTGATTTGGTAAGCGCCAACAGTCGACCCGCCACCATTACCGCTATCACTAGCATTCGCCGTGACTGTATCACCGCTTGTGTCTTTTGCTGTGATGGTATAAGTGCTGGTAGAAGGCACGGTGGCTATTTCATACTCTTGGTTTATAACCGCTGCGACGACATTACCGCCTAAAGAGGCTGCGCCTGAAAAAGTAACAAAATCGCCTTGTGACGCCCCATGAGCCGTATCGGTAACCGTTAAAGTGCTTGACCCGTTGGTCGCGGCAAAAGTTACGTCACCCGCACTGGTGGTGCTTCGAAGCGGGGTAATATCGTTAAAATTGGTGCCTTCCTGTATGTAGAGCTTGGTTCGTGTGCCAAGGCCAAGAAGCTTTGTGCCAGCCAGATCAACCCAACCTAATAGTTTCCTGCCAGTTCCGTTATAAGAAGTTTGTATTACCTTGGTCCAGCCCCCTATTTTTTCAGGAAATCCTTTACGAAAACGAACCAGATTGCTGTCAAACCAACCGCCTTCTGCACTGTAATCAGTGCCTTCCTTGTTAATCCCAGGGTTAAATAAAAACTTTTGTAAAGCCATTACGCTTGCTTCCAGTCAAGGTTTTCAAACAACAACGCCTCTGCTGTTCGTCTACGAACTAACCCTTCAAGGACCTCTCCTCCAGCGCGATTCCAACGTTTCATTTCGCTAGGAACACGGTCAAACTGGCCGCCGTTTAATACTTTGAGCATGGTGCTTTCGCCAAGGTTAGTTGGCCCAAGATTGTAGACCCAAGCAACAAGCGCATCGAACTCGTGCTGCTCCAGATCAACCTTG